GACAGTGCTTCCTCCGTACGGTTACTGCCTAGGTGTTGCGCAAGAGCGTTTGAAGCTCCCCAGGGACGTCACTGTTGTTGCTGTTGGCAAGTCAACCTATGCACGTTCGGGTATCTTGGTGAATATCACGCCTGCCGAAAGTGGTTGGGAAGGTTATCTGACGCTTGAGATCAGTAACTGCACTGGTCTCTTCAATCGTATTTATGCGAATGAGGGGATTACACAACTACTGTTCTATCGTGGTAATCCTTGCCACACTACTTACCAGGACAGGAAAGGCAAGTATCAAGACCAGCCTAATAACGTGGTCTTTTCGCAGGTTTAAAAACTTTTCCCAAACTGACGTTCTGGTTTACGGGCGTAACCTACACCACCGGTACGCCCACCGGAATCACCAGTGGTTGGAAGTTCTACCCCTGCAATCTCCGCACGCGTCCTAGGAGTACGTCCACGGACTGTTGGTTCGTCAATACTTGCACGCTGGCGATATGCCCCAGCAGTCTTTGCAGCCCGCATGAATTTAGCAACACGATCCTGGTTGCGATTCACGGATTCTGCTGCACCACGCTGATCTTCTTCAACGCGGCGCATATCAGTATCATACGCCTGTTCAGGTCGTAAGTCTGATACTTCAGCTCCAGAGGTACCTGAATCCTGCCTGGGGTCGTATGTAGGTCTTAAGATGTTTGCCATTCTATTATTGTAAAAGTAGTAAATCAAGTACCCGCCGTGATGCATTCTGCCGCAGGCTTTTTAGATAGCTTTGTTCAAGATGAAATTAAGTGCCGTGGTCTGATGGAAGAAGACTTTGGCCAACCTCTCGCCAACGAAGAAAATGATGTACCCTTATATGATATGTACAATCGTGGTCTCACATTATGCGAGCAGGGGCTAGAAAGGAATCAGTTGAATCTCGAGGGGGCACGTCCCGGAATGACGGGTTACATTCCATCGATGGAGGAGGGCTTGGCAATGGGAGCTTCTCCGAAACCCAAAGCTTTGGTTCTGGAGCTGGAGGAACCGGACGAGGAGGAGCAGATGTTGTCAGCCAAGCGTCGTGGTTTGCTCCGATAGAGGAAATTAGTGATTGCCCAGGGGGAGTGTGTCCCGTGCCCTGGGCAACAAAAGAAGAGGTTCCAGTTATTCAACCTGATCAGGTGAATCATCCACCGCATTACACGGATGGGGGCGGTGTCGAATGTATCGAGGCCATTGAGTCAGCCCTAACCACCGAAGAGTATCGCGGATACCTAAAAGGCAACATCCAAAAGTACTGCTGGCGTGAGCGCCACAAAGGCGGGACAGAATCACTGAAGAAGGCACAGTGGTACCTCGATAGACTTATTCAATTAGACGAAGCTCAGAAGGGCTGAAGATCGTCTTCTTCTTCGTCGTACTCGTCGTCGTCACCCATACATGCGGCGGCGAGTTCTGCTAACTCTAAATCAGTGGGATGATCCCAGTCGATCTCAATGTTTTCAGACGCCATGATGTCTTTGATGGCATGCCACTCCATCATGCGTTGGTGATAAAGGCTAAGCAAAGCATAACGAAGTTCTTCCCAGGACATCTCCTGGGACTGCAGCTCTGCCTTACGCATGGCGAACTGGAGTTCCAGGGGGAGTTCAAATTCCCGTGGTTCAACTGACCTCTCCATTCCGCTCTGCATTTGCTCGTTGCAATTATTCTAATCCTAGCTATTAAACAACAAATCGAGTTCTTGGTCTAGGAAATCATCCCACTTCTTCTCGTCAATACGAAAAGCGTTGGCAAACTCAGAGAGGATGTAAGGACTAATCCGTTCTTCCAGTTCTCGAATCGCACGTACTTCATGGGGAGCAGCACTGTAGTTACGAAACGCTGTCAACAAGATTTCCGTGGAGGACCAGGGATTAGCGTCGATTTCCTGGAGGAACAGATTGATTTCTTCCCGGCGGCGATCCAGGAGTCCACCGATTACGTTATGCTCTTCATCAAAGATCCATCTGCCAATTTCTTGGGTGGCATTACAGAAATCTTCTGTTTCAATACAGTCAATGACGTGGCTATACAAGAAGGGCTCCCAACCAACTGAATGGATGAATGAAATCAGAGCTTGGCGCATGCTGTTATCCAGGCCCAAATTTAGCTTAGCGATTTGGTTGTCAATGACATTGATCTCGTGAAAGAGATACTCTAGGGCTTTCTCACGAGTACAACATTGTCCACGCTTAACGGGAGAACCATCGGGATAGAACTGAGTCCCAAACCCGATGGTATATGGCTCCTCGCCAGTTGCCGGATCTGGGTATGCCTTTTCGCTATACCCTTCGTATTTGCGGATTAGATTAACCGCATGCGAAAGATCCGACATAGGAGTATCAATTAGTACTCCCAATATACATAGATTTTATTTACCTTGGCCACGGGACAACTTACGCCCGTGCTTAGGACGGGAGTGCTTCCCATCACCTTGCCGTGTTTTCTTGGGCTTGGACTCAATGAGAAGAGAGCTAGACTTGGGCTTAGCCATGTTGGTGTGGAATCAACCAACGCAGTTTAGCGGGGAATTACCACTTAGGATCATTCACCACTTCACACGATGACTCCAGTACCTTGCTGACATCTTGCCAGGGTTGGAATCCTGGGCGTTATGCCTGGCGTAATACGATTTCTTACGTGCCTTGTCTTTAGCGCTCTGTGGATTTTTACCGGCTCCTTCAACGCCCTGCTGACCAAAACGAATGATCTTTTCTTCGCCTTTGTCACAGGCCTTTACAACGTGAGATTTTGTCTTGTGTCCAGGGGTGCGCTTCGGTTTATTACAAGGCATTGAGTCCTTGGCAAGTTTTGCTGCTTTCGCTGCTTTCTTTCGTTTATCAGACATTAACTAAAACCTTTAAACAGAGAAGTAAACTCACCAAGAATTTTTTGTCCAGTCTTGGACTTGTAATCCTCGTCTGTCGTATCGTCTTCAAACATTTTAAAATAACTAGGTGCAGAAGATGTCTCTTCTTTTGTTGACGTGAAATCATCTTGGCTTGTTGGAAAAATATTCTCAATAGCAACCATTGACTCAAAGGGATCCGAACTAGACAACCCACTGAAAGCACTGGTTTCCGAGAAGCCTTTACCCGCTTGTGTTAGTAGTTCCATTTCACTACGATCAATATCAGTCATGAAAGTACCGTAAAAATCGTCTTCACTACCTTCATAGCCAGCGTTTTTAAATATTTTGTATAGATCAGTCTCCCCTGGATCCGTTAAAGATTTTGCATCTTCGGGTCTTTCGATATAGTCAACGCCAAGTTCTTTTTGGCTAGGTGTAATTTTTCTCTCGTTTAGATATTTAATTGACTCACGTATTTCTTTTGCTGCTCCCGTCCTGAACGCTTCAATAATATATTCTTTGACTTCCTCGATACCAAGATCCTTGTCGCTTAGTCCCAGCTTTTCAAGAAGTTTGTCCCACTCTTCTCTGTTCTCAGCAGGGCTAATACCTTCTAGTAATTTGTCGGCATACTCTTCTGGTGTTACAAAATTTAAAAATGTGATATCACCTATGTTTAATTTCTCGTCAACAATTTCCGGAATGATAGCTCCATCAATGTATTCTTCTGCATCTTTCTGGGTAATAAGATCTTTAGCGGGATCAAAACCCTGACTCAGACCAAGAACTTGATAGTGTAGCCGGGCAAATTGATCTTTGTTATTTACATCGAGTCCATAATGATATGCCCATTGATTCCAAGTCCAATCGGTCCCTGGTACTTTAGCTGTGTTCCCTTGTGTCTTTGCAGTCTCCCAATCCTTTGAAACCTGCTCTCTCTGTGTTTGATATGTTGAATATTCTCTTTCGCCCTCGTAAAAGTTGCCTTGTGGGTTGTATAGTAAAAGTCAACGTCAAAATTTAAAGGTGCAGAAGCTTTAACTCCGTCTAGATAAGCTTGTGCTCTTACGTCTGCTAGTGTACGCAAAGAATCAAGAGCACTTTGAGTCTGGAAAACGTTCTGTTCGTTTTGTTTGATGTCCATGTAGCTTACAAATTCGCTCATGGATTTTGATTGATCAAATCGCGGTTTAAGATAGCGATCGATATAGTCTTTAACAAATCCAACGTCTACTGTGTAACCTTTCTCTGGCTCCAGGGGATCGGTAACGATCACCTGAGGTGATTCAGGGTCTATTACAAGTTCGCCATCTTCGTCGTAAGAGTAACCGTAGCTGTCGACAAGCTCATCATTAAACCACTTCTGCCAGTTATAAAGAGCGTTGTTGCGACTTGGTACGCCAGTAAAAACAGAAAACTGATCTTCTAAGTCTTCTTGATATTTAGTGGTGTCCCCCATGATGCCAAGGATGCCACCGATGCCGGAATCAGCAATAATCGAATTTGCCAAAGATTCATTGAGACCAACAATCTCCGAAACACCGGGAAGTCCTTTATAAAAATCGTATTCTTGTTCTTGTTTCTTGGCAGCTTGAAGTTTTTGCGCAGCTTTACGTAAAGAGTCAGTGGTTAACGACGCAAAAATTTTCTGCTGTTCAATTTCTTTTTCGCCGAACACAGGTGCAAGAGAACCTTCCAGAAAAGTTGTCCCACCCTTCGCCATGACCACTTTATCGCGTAAACGATCAGGGATAAAATCAAGGGTTGGAACGGCTAATGTGCCCGCGTCATATTCTTCTTTCTGATAACTTGGTAAACTTTTGTACCATTCATCCAGTACTTCTGGATCCTGTGCATCTGCCCATTCTTTTATGTTGTTAAAACGATCGGAAAGGCCGAGAGTTTGATCGCGATAGTCTTGGTATTCTGCATCGGTAAGAGGTATTTCAATAAAGCCAACCTCAAGACCTTCTACACCTTTTAAATCAGCTTCATTAATTGGTGCTTTTAGAGTGCCTGCATCAAACTGCGCTTGCTCTTCAGCCGATAATTTTTTATACCATTCATCAATTTCAGGAGAAAACAATTCGCCATTTTCGACTTTTAGTTTATCTGCTGCACTTAAGGATTGGTACCACGCCGAAGTGGGCTCTACTTGCGCCTTAGCCCAATCTTTGGCATTTTCAAATGTTGAACCCGCGAACGCAGTCTCAGATCGATTCCCCCGGTCGCCTGCTGCTTTACCTTGTGTTGTGTAGTACCAATGGCCGTAATTTTCTAGTTGATTATATCTGGCAATAATATCAAGATCTGGTAAAGAGTTTCCAGCAAAGGAGACAGATGTCAATGCGTCGTTCCATTGTTTGCTAGCCTTTGAGCCTCCAGCTGTATTAACAATGTAATATTTAGAATCAAAACCACCCGTTGGAGGTTGGGCACCTTGTTTTCTTGGTTCCCACTTACTTATGACATCGTTAATATAATATCCATCAAATGCGTTTTGCGCTGCCTTAACGTAATTAGAGTAATCTGAATCCGTGATAATTCCGTTGTTTTTTAAAGACGTTAAAGGGCTTAAATCTAGCTTGGAAAGAGTTTCTTTGTATTTCCCGTCTTTTGCTGTCTTTGCGGTATTTGCTAAAGATGTGCTCCAGTCATTTAAAGTAGACCCCTTTGTGTTTAATGCATCAGCTTCTTGTTGCCTTTTATTTACTTGACTTGAGTTAAAAGCGTTAGTATCATTCGCTAGATTTTGAGCAGCTACTGAATTTGCCTCGGCATTATCTTGCATTTCTTTGATAATTTTATTGCCTTGCTCGCCTGCAGCTGAAGTTACCCTGCCTCCCAAAACGGCGCCGATTCCTCCTGTTGTTGCACTATTAACAGTGAACGTGCTCCAGCCTGGTTCTCCTGACTTGTCTCCCTTTACGACTTCTACCCAGTCACCACCGGACAATCTTGCTGAAATTGTTGTAGAAATTTCTCGATCAGTAACATAAACACCTGGGTTGAGCCCAGCGAATTGAGCCTGCGTGTACTCAGGATATGCACTTGCAAATTCATCTGCAGAGTAATCCTGCCTAAGTCCCAGACCTTGCCAACCACCTGTTGGAGACCAAAGAGTTGCCATATTTTTTTAACACTCCCCAAAAATAAAAACAGATTCTTGTTTGATCCAGGCTTCAATCCTATCAAGAGTTTCGGTAGAAAAGAAGGTTTGCTTTTCGAACCAAGGCCTCATATCCTCTGATCCTTGTGCGCATTACAGCGCCTGCAGCAGGGGAGAAGATTGTGGCGGTTAGAAGACCCGGACTTGAAGCGAGGCACGATGTGATCAAGGCTGGTGGCATTGTCTCCACAGTATCCACACTTGTGGTTCCAGGCTTGATAAATACTTTCTCTAAAACGTTTCTTGGCAAGTTTTGGTGTTAATTCAACTAGCAGGGCGAGGGGCTCGTGCTCGTTGCAAAACATGCTCTTCAATTGCCGTTAATTTATTCTAAATTCCCTATGCGTTTTTACGCCAGAGGAAAAGAGATAAAGATTTGCTTAAAGCAGTTGACACGCTCTTGACAGCCTGTAGGGTACGTTAGTAACTACTGCCACTCCCATGGCTAAGCACCCCGGCTGGGTCTCTGCCCAGAAAGCAGGAGAACTCCTCGGAATTGATCGTAAGACGCTCTTCAAGTACCGTGATGACGGCACCCTGAAGCTCGGCCCACATTATGCCGCATTCTCGGAGACTCGTTCCAGGGACAGCTACCGTTGGAATGTCGCAGCAGTAAGGAAGCACCTTAAGAAACAAGGCATTATGCCTGTCGCCGCATAAAGTTATCACCCTAGGAACTAACGGCTCTACGTAGTGTGGGGCCGTTTTTTATGGCTTATAAGGCTGGCCGTTCTTATCAAACATTGTGAAACCTTGCATCAAAATAAAATCGGTTGGGACATTGAATAGCTTTTGCATCATCGGCATCATCATCACCGACTGACAGTTGTAGGGCGGTACATCCATCTGGGATAACGAAAAGGCATTCAGTAGTGATGATTTGATTGATTCCTGTTCGCTTTCAGTTTGTGACACCAGCTTTTGCTCCCAATCAGCCATACTTTCTCTTCCAACCGGAAAGTCGGAAGGCTCAGGAGGAAACGTATTGTCCGCAAACTTAAGCGCATAAATGTGTTTACAGTACCTCAGCTCATCCAGGAGCGGCTCCCAGTTGTCCGTTAGGGCTGTGATCTCCCCTTGGTTTGTCGAGTAGTCTTTGAAGCCCGGCATGCCTTCTGCCCTGGCCCCTGTGATGCCTGGATTCGCTGTACTCCTAATGTAAGTTGCACCAAAATCAGAGTAGATTCCCGGGTTATCTCTTGTTGCTTTATTGTCAACAACGCTGTCAGCGACATCAAAGGGCAGTTGATAACCAGAAGGGCCATAAACTTCCATCTGACGATTGATATCGCCCGGGGTCATCGCACTATTGTCAAGAACTCCATCGCGACGCGTTAATTCAAAACGTCCAGGTTTAATAGAAGCTACGCGATTTCTTGGAAACAAACGACGATTACTCTTCGTGATATCTCGAAGGAATGCGTAATCACGATGTGTAAAATCCTGACAAGAACAACAAAACCTTGCGCCAGTAATAATGTACCTACCTGGCGTAAGACCAATTGGTGACGGCGTTAAATACTCTTGGTCTGGTGTTACCTGCACGGAACCTGCCTTGCGTAGGGTAAGGA